CCGGCGGGTTGTGGGGCTTATCGGACAGCGGGCGCGGCCATCCGATCGATTTCTCGATTTGGGAAACGATCGCGACCTGTCAGTTCAACAACGACGACGACGGTGACGGCCGACTCGCCGACGAAGACATCGGCAATCTCAAAGGCTACGAATGTACCTGTGCGCCGGGCCGGATGACGGTCAAGGGCTGGGGCAACGGCGGTCGGCGACCCGACGGCACGTCGCTGTAGCGTCGCGCTACCCGCCCGATCTGTAGTGCCACTGCGCGGTCCCGCAGCGTCGCACGTCGCGCTGGAGTCCGCCTGGGCGGAACAATTTTCGGGTCGTCTACTGCGCGACGTGTAAAGGCTTACTCCACGACGATGACCTGGGCTGAGGGCTATAACGCGCTGGTGGTCATCGTCGGCACGATCATCGTTGTCTTTTTCATCGATGCCGTCGTGCGGCATCGGCGCGAGAACGCCTGGCGTCGTCACAGACCCGATCGCGATGACGACGATTTGCCCGTTGTCTGATGGCGCGGTGTGCGGCCCATAGTTCGCGGGCGAGCGCCGCGTCATAAATTTGCTCGCCGTGCTGAGAGTCGGGATACCAGACCGCCATCGCAGGGACCACATCGGTCGGCAGGAGCTGCTCAACACGCTGTTGGGCACGAATCTGCTGCACAACCTCAGTCAGATCCGCGCAGCGCGCGAGCAGCTCCTTACCGGTCGCCAGCGATACATAGATGGCAATCACTTCAATGGACCGCGTGTTCGTCCTCGTCCTCGTCCTCGTCCTCGTCTGACTTGACGCGTTTCATCATGCTGTCATTGGCGGCAACCTCGGCGAAGTAGGTCGCGAGAATCTGCGCGATGTCGCGCGCCTCTAGCTCCTCTTCGCACGCCAGCGACACCACAACGCGCAGCGATCCGTACTTCGGCAGCTCGCCCTGAATCTTGTGGTTCTGGACGCGCGGCGATGGCGCCGACTCACGACGGCGGGCGCGCGTGCGATAGAAGCCAATCAGAAACGGCAGCGCAATCGCTGCGATGTTGGCGCTGCTTGCCAGGATGAGAAGCAGAATCAGCACAGTGGTGGTCACGCATTCCCCCTTATCGCCGCCGACGTTGCCGCATCGGTACCACGACGCGATCCTCGGCCGACCGATTAATCACGCTCTGGCAGACGACTTGGTGTCCCTCGCGCGCTTCGCTGATGGTGGCGTAGCGCTCGCGCTCGCCCTGTAGGCCTGACGGCCCGCCGAACACCAACGTTTCAAACAGAATCGGTGCGGTCTCTGGTCGCTCGACCCAGCGGTGATCGCGGCCGGTGAACACGGTCAGCACGGTGATGCGGCCATCGGTCGGGTGCTCAATCACTGTCCGCGCCACTTGCACGTCATCGTGATGCTGCTCGCGCCAGTTCGCCCAATGTACGAAATCCTCATCGGGAACCGGATTGCCGTAGTGGTCGAGTACGTAGAGACCCTTTGGCACCATCTCACACCTCGATTGCGGTTGATCGATTGGCAGGGTGTGGCAGTCGCGTGCGACGGTGGCGCACATGGCTGTCACGATGCGCTGGCGCGGCAAACAGAGCGAGGCGCTGCTCGATGCGACGCACGCCCTGGATATCGAGGGCGCGATTCGCGCGAGCAAAACAACGATCTGCTTGTGGAAAGAACATTCCGCGATGGTCAATTCGCCCGGCATCCATACGTTGCTGTCGCGATGGACCGACGACGCGACCGACACGCTGCTGCGTCCGCTGTGGAGCGAGATTCTGCAGTCGTCCGGCCTGGGCGATGCGGTGACGTGGAGCGCTGAGGAACACTGTTACAAATTCACCAACGGATCGCGCGCCTACATGCTCGGGCTGAAAGCGCCCGACGAGCTGCGGCGGTATTCGAAGTTTCGTGGCTTGACGTTGGCCCGCGCCTACGTCGACCAGGCCGAGGAGCTGCCCGAGGACGTCTATCGCGAGCTGAAGGGCCGACTGTCGCAGCGTGGCTTTCCGCGTCAGATCGTCATCAGCCCAAACGCGGTCGGTAACGATCACTGGATCGCGAAAGAGTTTCCGCCCGACAACCATCTGCCGAATCGCAAGTACATTCCGCTGTCGGTCTACGACAACGCGCACAACCTCGATGCCGAGTACCTGACCGAACTCGAAAACACCTACCCCGAGGGGCATCCCAAGCGTCGCACGATGATCCTCGGGCTGCGCGGCCTGAACGTGATCGGCACGCCGGTCTATCGCGATTACTTTTCCAAGCACCTGCACGTACGGCCGATTCCCTACGATGACAACGCGCCGCTCTACGAAGCGATCGACTTCGGTAAGCGGCATCCGGCATGGATCATCGCGCAGCGGCCCTTTAGCGGTGGCTGGGCGGTTCTTGGCGGCATCCTCGGTCACGATCTGTTTCTCGATGATTTCATTCCGATCGTGCAGCGGTTCCGCGCTGAATGGTTTCCGCGCGTCTTTCGACTCGAAACCTGCTGCGACCCGGCCGGGACGCACGCCAGCGCGCACGGCGTGCGCTTCACGGGCGTGCAGGTCCTGATCGAGCACGGGCTGAAACCGGGATGGTTCGAAGATTCGAATGCGCCCGACGTGCGCGGCGCGATGATCGAACACCTCGCGGGCTACATGCGCCGTCGCGGTCTGCGCGGCGAGGCCTTCGGCGTCGAGAGCAATCCGGCGCGCTGGCTGCGCGTCACCAGCACCGATGTCATCAACGAGACGTTTCTCGCCGACGCCCTGGAAGCCGGGTATGTCTGGGACGAGCATTTCGTGTCGGTCGGCAACAAACAAGTGCGCAAACCCCTGAAAGACGGGTGGTACGAGCACGGGATGAACTGCCTGGAATACCTAGAGCGCAACTTTGGCGCAGAAGCGCCAACAGGGGAAATGCGCGCTAAACGCTCAGCTGAACGTAAGGCCGTCGAGCAGCGTTTGCTGGGTGCCAGCGAGCCGTCGACCGCCTGGATGGGCGCATAGGCGCCACTACTTTGCCGCCGCCAGTTTCGGCGACGCGTGATCGGCCACGTAGCGATAGAGCGACGTGGCGACGACCTTGATCCTCGACCCAACCATCACGTGCGCCACGGCGCCCGTTTTGATCAGGCTGTAGAGCGTTGAGCGGCTCACGCCGAGGCGTAGGGCCGCTTCCGTTACCGTCAATAGCAGCGTGTTTTTGTCGGCCCGTGTCCGCATTGGCGTCAAATAACAATACGTCTGATGTACGATTTTTCAATACAGAAAACACTGTAGGTGCCCAACTTTTTTCGGGGTACGCGGCATATGGGACGCATCGGTGCCGCGAAGCAGGCTCAACCACTATTGTCGACCCGTTACAAAAACTTCCGTGCCAGCTTTTGGCGCATAGAGTCTGTTCAACGGTCGTGGCACCGATGCGTAGGCGAGGGGTGACGTGATGAACATGCGGCTGATGGACCGTCAGCGATTCCAGCAGCTGGTCGCCGAAGCCATCGATCGACACGCCAAGGCGATCGATTGGCAGGGCGAGCGGCAGAACGTGCTGCAGCAATTCCTCGCCGACCAGGCGCTGCGACTCGACGCGATCGAGGCTGCTCTGCGAGAACTGCAACGTGCCCTCGGTACTGACGGAGCGGGACGATCCGACGACCGACCTGCTGACGGAGGCGCGCGACCGGTACAAGCTGGCCTCGGAAGCTGACGCCAAGCAACGGCTGCGCGAGTACGACGATCTGCGGTTTCAGGTGCCCGAACTGCAGTGGCCCGACGACGTACGCCAGCAACGCAGCGCGCAGATCATCAACAACATTCCGATTCCGGCGCGGCCGATGCTCTCGGTGCCGAAGCTGGATCAACCGATTCAGCTGGTGCTCAACGCCGAGCGCTCGGCCAATCTCGGCGTCACTATCAAACCGCTCACCGCTGACGCTGACGACCAGACCGCTGAAGTTTTTCAGGGCCTCTATCGCCGGATCGAAGTCGACAGCCGCGCCGGGCTGGCTCGCAGCTGGGGCTATGCGCGCGCCGCGAAGTGCGGAACCGGCGCCTACCGCGTGCTCGCGGTCTACGACCCTGACGGCGAACATCCCTCGGATCAAAAGCTCGTCATCAAGCGCCTGCTGCACCAGGAGTGTGTGCGCTGGGACCCGTACGCGCAGGAGCCGGATTTTAGCGACGCCGAGTACGCCTTTGTCGAGGAGTGGGTGCCCTTTGATCGCTATAAACGGCTCTATCCCAACAGCGATATCGGCACCGTCGACGGTCGCGAATTCACCGACCTGATCAAAGAGTACCCCGATTGGATGCGCGACGATCCGCACGGTCGCGCGGTGCTGGTCGTCGAGTACTTCCGCAAGGTGTACGAGACGGCGACGCTGACCGTATTCGCGGACGGCGGCAACGGCTACGCCGAGGATTTTCCCGATCGCCAGCGCGCGGTTGGTCAGGGCGCTTACGAACGCAGCGAGCAGCGCGCGCGGATTGCCTGGTCGAAGCTCAATGCGACCGAGGAGCTGGAAAGCGGCGAGCTGCCGATTAAGTACATCCCGATCGTGCGCGTCGTCGGCCGCGAGCTGATTCCGTTTGATGGCGAGCGCCGCGTCACCGGCATCATCGGGCCAAACAAAGACGCACAGCGGCTGTTCAACTACGCCGCGAGCAATGCCGTCGAATTGGCGGCGTTGGAACCAAAGGCGCCGTTTGTCCTCGACCCGCAGCAGATCGAGGGGTACGAGGCGCTCTGGCAGGAAGCCAATACCCGCAACCTGCCCTATCTGCCGATCAATCTGCGGATTGGTGGCCAGGTGATGGGACCGCCGCAGCGTATGCAGGTCGACGCGGGGCGCCTCGGTCCTTCGATGGCGCTCATGGCGCAGGCTGGTGATTTTATCCACAGCGGAACCGGCGCCTTTGAGCCAACGCTCGGCCAGGACAGCTCGCGCGCGCGCACCGGCCGCGCGGTCCTCGCCCTGCAGCAGCAACACGATCGAGGGTCGAGCGATTTCCTCGACAACCTGGCCGAGGTTTCGATGACCTACGAAGCCAAGGTGATCCTGGATTGGATTCCGTTCATTTACGACCGGCCTGGTCGCGTCGAGCGCGTGCTGGATCTGGAAGATCGCACACGCACGGTGATGCTCAATCAGAAGCATTACGTCGCGAAAGGCGGTCGGCCGACTGCGATCCAGGGCGCGCCGCCGCAGGGCATGGAACCGGGCGATATCAAGCACTACGACCTGAAAAAGGGTCGATACGCGGTCTCGGTCTCGATCGGGAAAGCCTACAAAACGCGCCTCGACGAGGGCAACGACATGCTGGCGCAGCTGTTCCAGGCTGAGCCGCAGCTGTTTCAGATTCTCGGTGATATCTGGCTCGATTTTCAGAGTTGGCCCGGCCATCACCAAGCGGCCGAGCGCGTCAAGAAAATGCTGCCGCCCCCACTGCAAGACCAGCAAGGCGACGAGGCCAACGCCGCGAAAGAAAACGCGCAGCTCAAGGCGCAGCTGGATCAGATGGGTCAACAGCTGCAGCAGGCGGGCAAGATCATCGAGCAGAAGCAAGTCGAATCGATGGCCAAGGTTACGGTGCAGAAGATTCAGACGTCTGGCGACCTGCAGCGGGCGCAGATGGACAACGCCACCAAGATCGCCCTGGCCCGCATCAGCGCAGGCAAAGCCGCCTACGACGCCGAGCTGGAAGCGCGCGAGGAGCGGATCGCGCTCGGTGTGCAGCTCGCCGCCGACGCGATGGAAGCCGACAAGTCGCGCGCCCACGAAATCGCCGCCGCCAGCGCGGAGCACGCGCAGGCCTTGCAGCAATCACTGCAGGCGCACGATCAGGCGACCGACGAGGCTGAGCAGGGCGCTGCCGTCAACTTCGCGCAGGGCGAACGGGAGCATGAGCAAGCCTTGGAGCAGGGCGAGCAGGCGCATCAGGCCGCGCTGCAACAGGCCGAGCAGGCCAATCTCGCGGCGCTGCAGCAAGCCGCCGCGCAGCCGCAACCGGCATCGGGAGGCGGGCCAGATGCTGGAACGTAACGCCCTGCCGCTTGAAATTCAGTACCTGCCGCGCTACATCTGCCCGTGTCAGCACGGTAACCCGCACGATCCCCCCGATCTGTTGGTGCCACGCTCGACGCATCCACTGCTCGGTATCCTGCGGCTCGATTGTCCGCACTGTGGGCGGAGCTGGCGACTGCGCGGCGTGCAGCGTACGCATGATCGCGGCGTTGATTTTGAACTCACCGAAGTCGGGATCGGAGACCCGTAAGTGTCAGCGGATTCGACAGAAAAACCCGTAGCGCCCGATCCCGCACTGCCTGGCGCCCATCAGACCTATGCCGATGGGCAGTTCTCGATTTCGACCAACGACGATCCGGAAAGCGTACGCCTGGCGCTCGGCCTGACAACCCCCGAGGACGAGAGCGAGAGCGACGAGGGCGACGACGCCGAGGCTGAGGAAATTCATGCGCCGGGCGCGACGCCGAAGCCGAACGGCAAAGAGCCGCCAAAACCGAACGGCAAAGACGCGCCGCCCGAGCAACCCGAGCAGAGTGCCAAACAGGCGCCCGACAGCGATCAGGCGCGCAATCCGGACGGCACATTCAAGACCGGTAAAAAGAAGCAGACGCCGCAGCAGCGGATCGATCAGGCCGTCTTTCGGCAGCGCGAAGCCGAACGCCGCGCTGAAGCGGCCGAAGCGCGCGCCCGCGAAGTCGAAGCGCGTCGCCAGGAGTCCGCGCGTCAGGCGCCGCCACAGGAGCAACCGCCGCCGCCGCAGCGGCAAGGCTTTCCGACCTACGCCGAATTTCTCGAAAAGAATCCGAACACCAGCCTAGAGCAGTGGCTCGATGCCCGCGATCAGTTCCGCGAGGAGCATCGCATGCGCCAGGTGCAGGAGCAGCAACAGCGCCATCAAGAGGGCGCGATCGGTGCGCAGTGGCAGCACACGCTGCGGAAGGCGCGCGAGGCTGATCCCGATTTTGATTCGAAAGTCGATTTGACGGTGCCGGTGTCTCTCCCGATGATGGACATCATCAAGACCTCGCCGAACGGGCCGCAACTAATGCTCTACCTATCGGCCCATCCGAACGAGGCTCGGCATTTGGCACAACTGCCGCCCGCGACCGTCCTGCGGGCCATGAGTTATCTGGACGGGCGATTGAGCGCTGCTAATTCCGGCCCGGCGCCAATCGTCAGTATTCCAAGTCAGGCGAAGCCGCCCATTCAGCCGGTGAGCGGATCGTCAGTAGTCCCTGCGAACGACGTCGCGGCAGATTCCACCAGCCTCGATGATCACTTCCGCCACTACAACGCGGCGGATCGAAAGGCAGGGCGACTGAGGTGATCCGTCATGCCGAACACGCTCGCGACACCGACGTGGACGACTAAAGAAACCGCGCGGTATTTCATCAACGATCTGACGTTTCTGAACAACGTCAATCGAACCTACGACGATCAGTACGTTCAAGCAGGCGCAAAGGTTGGCAACACCGTCAACGCGCGTCTGCCGCAGCGCTGGGAGGTCACCGATGGCCAGGCGCTTCAGCTGCAAAACATTTTCGACCAGACCGTTCCGATCACGCTGACGAATCAGAAAAACGTCGCCTTCGGGTACAGCTCGCAGCAAGCGACGACCGAACTCGACATGATTCGGCAACGCTACGTGCAGCCGGGCGCCGAAGCGCTCGCCAACGCGTGCGAAGTGCTGGCGTTCAACGCCGTCTATCGCGATATCTGGAACTGCGTCGGCGTCCCTGGCGTCACACCGACAACCACACTCACCTACCTGCAGGCGGGCACCAAGCTGACCGATACCGGCACGCCGCTGGATGGGCGTATCGCGTGTCTCGATCCGCTCGCGATGCAGACACTGGCCAACACGTCGAGCACGCTGTTTAACCCGTCAGCGGTCATTTCGGAAAACTACCGCAATGGCATGTTTGGCCGGAATCAGCTCGGCGTCGGCGAGTGGTACCAGGACCCGGTTGTCCCGAACCACGTCACCGGTTCGTTCACCGCCTCGACGCCGATCGTGTCGGGCGCGGGCCAGACCGGATCAACGTTGTCGACGACCGGCTGGGCGTCAGGTGCGACGACCCTGCGCAAGGGCGACATCCTCAGCATTGCGGGCGTCAACTCGGTTAACCCGCTCGCCTATTCGTCTAACGGTCGCGTGCAGCAGTTCGTGGTCACCGCTGATACGACTGACGTAACCGGCGCGATCGCGGCGCTGCCGATTTCGCCATCGATCATCACCTCGGGACAGCTGAAGTCGGTCGACGCGTCGCCTGCCAACTCGGCGGCGATCACTGTCTGGTCGGCGAATCCGGTGGCGGGCACGCTCGCGGCCACCAACTCGCGCCAGTCGTTTGTCTATCACCCCGATTTCATGGCGTTCGTCATGGCCGACCTCGTTCAACCCGGTGCGGGCGCGCGCTCGACGACGGTGCGCAGCAAAGAGCTGGGCATCGCGATCCGGATGGTCGAGCAGTACCAGATTGGCACCGATCAAAACCCGTCGCGCCTCGACATTCTGATCGGCGCGGCGACTGTTCAGGCGCGGCTCGCGTGCCGCGTCGCCGGATAGAGGGGGACGCATGGCACTCGCATCAACGACTCTCGCCTCGGCAAACGCCGTCACCGACGGCTCGATCGTCGTCGCGCTCGCGACCGGTTTCTCGGCGGGCATGTATGTGCGCGTCGATCAGGAACTCATGCGGATCGCGCAGAACTATTCATCGGGCGTCACCATCCCCGTGCTACGCGGGCAGGATGGCACCTCGACACAGCCGCATCCGGTCAGCGCGAAAGTCGTCGCCGAACTGGCGACCGACTTCGGTTCGCTCGCGCCGCAGAGCGTCAACGTGCTCTCGACGCAGCCGCCGCGCCTCTACAAGAGCTACAGCGCGAACGGCGCGATCACGCTGCCAACGCCTGGGCAGGATGCTGTGGCGTTTCTCAACGGCACCGCTGCGCTCACGATGTCACTCGCCAATCCGACTACCGATATGGACGGGTGCCGTCTCACCGTCATCGGCAACGGCAAGGCCGCGCATGTCGTGAACTACGCCGCTGGCCTCGGCAACGGCGGTGGCACCCTCGACGCAGGCACTGCGGCGGCGGGTAATCAATGCGCGTTTGAGTTGATGGCGGCGGGGGGCTTCTGGTGCTACCTCGGGATTCCGTCCGCGACTGGCGCCGCCAACGCGTTTCTTTGGGCATAGGAGTTCTCAATGCCGGTCGTGATCAATCCCGTGTCGGAAGTGGGCAAAGAGCTGCGGAAGTGGGAGCAGCACCACACGGCGTACTCGATCGATGAGAACTACGAGAGCAAGCCGGGGAATCCGTATCAGTACCGCGAATTTCCCAAAATGCTCTATCGCGCGCTGAAGCGATCGAACGGGCAGGCGGGGTGTCAGCTGTCTCCCCCGCCTCTCGCGTTGTTCTCAGGGCCTTCAGCGACCGACGAGTGGCAGCGCGCCATGTTGGAAGTCGAGACGTTTAACGCGTCTACCCGAAAGATCGTGCCCGATGAAGCGCAAGAGCGACTCGCGATCGGGCAGGGCTGGTGTCTCTCGCAGCAAGCCGCGCTCGACCAGTTCGAAGCCAACGAGCGCGCACTCGGCAACGCCGCCGCCGAAGCGGCGCACGCCGTTAAACGCATGTCGCCCGCCGCGCAGGAAGAGTACGCAGCGGCCGAGCAGCTCACCGATGCACACGTCACCGACGTTAGGCCCGCCAAGCGGCGCGGACGAAAGCGCGGACGTCCCCGCAAGGCCATCGTCGCCGTCTCAGGAGGACGCGAACATGACGGACTACAAGAAGAGTGAAAGTGCCGGGCCATACCACGGTCCCGATCGGCGCGTCGCTGAGCGTCGCGTCGCCCAGGCCGCGATCGCGCCCGTTCAGGAATATCCGAAGTGGGTAGACGGCGTGCTCGTACAGAACGAAAAAGAGGAGCACGCGGCGGCGAAAAAGCCCGCTGAGAAGAAAGGCTAACCGCGATGTCCGTCCTCGATCAGGGTGTGGCGAACTACACCGAAAGCATCACGCCGAGCGATACCGTCGATCAGCCCGCATACACGTACAAGGGGCGACTCACTGACGGCATTTGGGTTGGTGGCGCGGGCACCCTGACGGTCGTGCTGCAAGACAACACCGTCGTGTCGGCGAGCTTCACGGGTGCGACGGCGGGTACCACGATCCGCGTCGCTGCGCGACGGGTCAATGCGACGGGTACGTCTGCGACGGCCCTGCGTGCGTTGTATGTCATCTGAGGATCGATGCCGATACCGCCGATCACGCCAAAGACCGCCCTCAACATCATCGCGGGCGCGCTGCGTTTGCTCGGCATCTTGCAACCGGGTGAAGTGCCGAGCGCTGACGATGCGCAGGACGGCCTGGATCGCCTAAACGAGCTGCTCGATGGCTGGCGCGCGGAGCGCCTGATGGTGCCGGTGGTCGTACCGAAAACGATCGCCACGCTGACGCCCGGTAAACAGACCTACACGCTCGGGCCTGAACTCACCAACGATGTGGTGATCCAGTGGCCGCAGTCGCTGCAGTCGGTGGCGTACACGCGCACCGTCGCGGGCCAGGTCTACGAATACCCGATCACCGTCGTCGACGATCAGGCTTGGCAACGGCTCTCACCGAAAAACCTCACGAACAGCGTGCCGTCGTGTGCGTATCTGGTCCACACGTTTCCGGCGCAGCTGTCGCTGTGGCCGATTCCCAACGGCACGCTTCCCCTCGGCGGCGTGCTCTACGCGCCGACGTCGCTCGACTACTTCACCGACTTGTATACGGCGGTCTCGGTGCAGCCCGCGTACCTCAAGGCGCTGCGCTACAACCTCGCGTCTGACCTGGCGCCCGACTACGTAGCGCAGCCGCGACCGGACGTGATCACCGTCGCGGCCGAGACCAAAAAGTGGATCAAAAACAACAACCTCGTCATCTCTGACAGTCAGCTCGATCGCGCGGTCCTGCCGCGTCGCTCGCTGGCCTACGACATCAATCAGGGGCCGTAATGCGCTACCCCGGATTCGTCTACGGCACGGCGCGCAGTCAATCGTGGAACGCCGACATCGAAACCACGATGAACTGGTACCCTGAGCAGCTGCCGAAGTCGGCGACGAGTCCGGCCGCGCTCTATCCGACGCCAGGCGGGCGATTCTTTGCCGAGGCCTTGGCTGACGTGAATTTTCGCGGCGGTCTCGTCGCGGGAACGCGCGCGTTTGCCGTCATCGGCAGCGGCTTCTACGAAATCCCCTCGGTCGGCGGCACGCTCACCAAATGGGGCACAGTCGCGATCGATAAGTACCCGGCAACGCTCAGCTACAACGGCGCGACCGGCGCGCAGGTGTTTATCACCAGTGGCGGCAACGGCTACCTGTTTGAGCTGCTGACGAACACGTTCAGTCAGGTGCTGACTGCCGAGGCCACGATGGGCGGCATGCTGGACGGCTATTTTCTGGCGTTCAACGTGATCAACGGCAAGGTGCGTATGTCGCACCTGAACAACGGCACGGTGGGGAATTGGGACCCAAACGACTATTTTCAGCGCACCATCCGGCCCGATCCCTGGCAAGCGATGGCGGTCGTCGGCGGCAAGATTTGGCTGATTGGCAAAGAAACCGGCGAAGTCTGGTATGACTCGGGCGCGGTGCCGGTACCGTTCCAGCCGGACCTGGGATCGATTCTCGACGTCGGCATCGTGGCGCCGTTTTCGATCGCGATTTCGGGCGATACGCTCGCCTGGGTTAGCTCGACGAAAAACGGTGCGGGTGTGGTCGTGCGTGCGGTTGGCTATCAACCGGCGCGGATTTCCGATTACTCGTTTGAGACCGCGCTCGCGCAGTACCAGCGCACCAGCACGATCGATGACTGCGAAGCAATCACCTATCAGGCCGAGGGCCACGGCTTCAGCATCTTCAACTTCCCCGCTGCCAACGCGACGCACGTATGGGATATGTCGACGACGCTCTGGCATCAGCGCGGCAGCTGGAACATCGCGGCGAATCAGTATGACCGGTGGTACCCGCGTGCGATTCTCTACGCGTTTGGCAAGCATCTCGTCGGCCAGGCGAACAGCGGCCGACTCTGGTACCTCGACGCGACCGCAGGCGATGAACTCGACGGCCAGGTGATTCGTCGCCAGCGCATCGCGCCCGGCCTCTACAACGAGGACGAATATCTCTACGTGTCGAATTTCGGCCTGTATGTCGAGCCGGGCCTCGGCACGCAGACCGGCCAGGGGCAGTACCCGCAGGTGATGCTGCGCATCAGTAAAGACGCCGGAAAAACCTGGTCGAGCGAGCGCCGCGAGATGGCGGGCGCCGTCGGTCAGTACGGCAATCGCGTCTCGTTCACGCGCTGCGGCATCGCGCGGCATTGGGTCCCCGAAGTGACCGTGACCGATCCGATTCCCTGGCGGATCGTCGACGCGTTCGTGCTCGGCACGGGCCTGAAGGGGCAACAACCGCAGCAGCCTGGCGGGGCGGCGTGAGTGGGCATCTTCAATCTCCC